GATAAGCATGAAGCGAATCTAAAAGTAATCAAAAGACTTGGTTACATATTAGGTGAAGAAGTTAACACCAAGCCACAACAAGTATCACTAGCAATGGATATGTTGCAGTACTTAATGTGGGAGTATAGCGAACAAGATTTAATAGAAATAATACTTAAAAACAAAGAGTCATGAAAGAACACGGAATAGACGCGATGAAATATCGTAAACACACACACCTTGCTGGTGTAGATGTTTCAATCATTGCCAGCGAAAAAGGTAAGTGCTTACTTACAATCAAAGATGCATATTACTCTAAAGGAGTTGATGTGTCAGGCAATAGAACTGATGGTTACTTCCTAGAATTCGTTGAAGATGTAATGGACATGGTAGTTAATTCTTCCAATAGAAAGCAGATTAGTCAGAACCTGGTACTAGAGAAAGGCTTATCTTTAGTTGATAGTCGTAACATTGGCAACTGGATTGGTTACAAGATTGAGCTATACCACGACGAAACAATTAGAATGATGGGTAAAATAGTCGGGGGGATCAGAGTTAGAGGATTTAAAGCATTACCAAACCTAGAGCCAAACACACCGAACTTTGAAGCAGTTAAGAAAGCATTACAAGGTGGTAATTACACAATAGAACAAGTAAAAAGTAAGTATAACGTATCTACTGAGGTACAAAAATTGTTAGAAAATGGAAAATAAAACGTACAAACATAGAGCATCCGCAGCTGGATTGCTTTTAACGAATGGTAAAGATGAGTTAAAGTTAGGTGCAACAATGACTACACACTTGAAGAAGTGGTATGCAGAGCAAAAGTCAGGTGTTCGTGAGGAAATTAGATCCAAGTATTTCGACAAGGGAAATATGTGTGAAGCAGATGCTATTGATATTACAGCAGAACGATTAGGGTTAGGTATCTTAGAAAAGAATCAAGTACACTTCAACGACGAACACTTCCAAGGTACTCCTGACGTTTACACCGATGAGTTAGTAATCGATACTAAATGTTCATGGGATTACACCACGTTTTTAGACGCTGTAACGTCACCAATCAATAAAGACTACGAAGCACAATTACAAGTGTATATGCATTTGTTAGGATTAAAGAAAGCAAAGTTGGTTTATGTAATGTTAGACACACCAGCTGAAGCGAATTACGGTGAAGATATCTTCTACTCACACCTTCCAATCAACGAGAGATTCTTTGCATTTGACCTAGAATATGATCCGAAAATGATAGCAGCAATGCAAGAGAAGGTAGATAACGCTAGAACGTTTTTAAATGATTATGATAACAAAATTAAACAATTATTGAAATGAAAAAAAAAACGATACAACACAGCAGAATGATATTAGGTGAGCAATTTAATGTTCAATTAGGTAAAGAGCATATCTTAAGAGTATGGCGCGACCATGTAAGATATTGTAAATATAAAGGAGAAAATGAAGGAACTTTTATTACTTTTGTTAAAGCAAATATGTTAATGTTTTTTGTTAGTCAAAATAAAAAAATGGTTGAAAAAATAATAAAACCACGTATTCAAGCATATAAACGCAAAATAATAATGGAATACTCAGAAGAGCTTGGACATGATTGTTCGTTTATTATAAATAGAATAATACGTAGTGATGATGAGTAGATACTTAGATAAGAGAGATAACACCATTGTCACGTTAATACTTCGTGGCAATGGATTCATACGAGTTAAACCAGCGAAAGGTTTGGATATAGTTATGAGTGTAGAATGTTTTAAAACTAATTTTAAAAGAATATGAATAAGCAAATAAATAATACATTCCAGGTGCTTTTATTAATGCAAATTGCACTAGAAAAGTTAGAAGATATGGAGGATGGAAATATCTTTAGAGAGGATAACTACGATAGGATTCACGATTTTATCCAGTATCTCGAATCAAATGTAGAACCGTTGACAAGTGAGATAAACGTTCAGGAGTCGGATCAGTATGTTTATATCACGAAGAACATCAGGAAAGTAATTGACAAAATAAGAATAAAATGAAAAAAATAATAATTATATCAATGTGTTATTTTTGTTTGACAAGTTTCAAAGCATCGTATTATAACTCATCGTTTCATGGTAAGGTTACAAAGAGCGGTGAGATATATAACGAGAATAGGTTAACTTGTGCATCGAATACTCACAAGCTAGGAACTAAACTAAAAGTAACTAACTTAGATAATGGGAAGAGTGTGATAGTTAAAGTAACCGATACAGGATCATTTAGCAAAGTAACACTAGATCTATCCAAGAAAGCATTTGAACGGATAGCAGAATTAGAGAAAGGGATAATTAATATAAAGATAAAAAAGATATGAAAAGTAAAGTATTAGAATGGGCAGAACCAAAAGGATTATTGAACCCACAAATTGCACCACAACAATTCATGAAGTTAGTGGAAGAAGTTGGAGAGCTAAGCAATGCAATCCTGAAGGATGACAAAGCAGAACAAATTGATGCACTAGGAGATATTCAAGTAGTACTTATAATACTCGCAGAACAACTAGGATTTGATTTAGATACGTGCTTAGAATGTGCATACGACGAGATTAAGAATAGGAAAGGTAAAACAATTAACGGATCATTTATAAAGGAGTAACATGACAAAGAAAGAAGAATTAAAGTACGAGTTGACAATGGAAAGACTTTTAACAAGTCAATTGTTTGAAAAGATCCGAGAGTTAAAACATGAGAATGCTGTAATGAGAGACGATCTATACCAGTTAAGTAAAGACTATTTCACACCAAAAGATGCTATCGTAGCGAAGGTAATCGAAGCATACAAAACAAGGTCAGAGGTAGGAATAGCGAAGTACGGCACAACACTAGAAGAGAACAACACCGATGACTTCTTACAGCACTTACAAGAAGAACTTTTTGATGCGACACTTTATATTGAAAAATTAAAGGAAATTAAGTCGCAGTTAAATAAATAATACTTATATTAGTAAAAAATTAAAAAGGATGAGTAAATTTATTGGAGTGATTACACACATTGGAGAGGTAATCGAATCAGGAAACTACAAAAAGCTTTATGTTCATGTAGTAGAAAACGAAGGAGAATATCCACAGTCATGTAACTTTGAAGTATTTGGAGAAGCAAAAGTAGATAACGTTCTTAAATACAATCGAGTTGGAGATGTTGTCGAAGTAGATTATAACTTAAAAACGAACGAATCAAAACGTGAAGCTGGAGTGTATTTCAATACGATTCAATCTTGGAAGATTACAAAGCATGATTAAGCAAATAGAAATAATAGCACAAAAACATAAGGACTGGGTGAATATCGCTCGGTCCTTTGGTGCTAAAACGGAGGCAGAAGATATCGTACAAGAAATGTACCTTCGCTTAGATAAATACATCAAGCCAGACCAAAAGATAACATCATCATTCGTATGGATTACTTTGCGAAACATTTACTTTGACTTCCTAAAGAAAGAACCAATCACGTTTGAACTAGATAAGACCGTTTCTGAAGCCATTTCCGACACTGAGAGTATAATTGCATATGAGGAGTTAAATAAACGCGTTAGAGACGAACTTAACAACGTCGATTGGTTTGATAAAATGTTATTCGAACTATACGTGACAAGTGGAAAGTCAATGAGACAACTATCAAAAGAGACTGGTATATCACTTTCTTGTATATTCTACACCACCAATAGAACAAAAACACACTTACAGAGTTTACTTATTGAAGACTATCAAGATTATTTAAACGAAGATTACGAATGGCTAAAAGAAAAGCAACAGGACTAGGAGATACAATAGAGAATGTACTCCAAGCAACAGGAATAGATAAGGTAGCAAAGTTTATATTAGGTGAAGATTGTGGATGTGATGAACGTAAAGCAAAACTAAACGAGCTTTGGTCCTACAGAAAGAAACCACTTTGCCTTAATGAAGATGAATATCTTTGGCTTAGTGAAGGTGGATTGAAGAAAGCAGAGACATCATTAGTAGATTCTATGTTAATGCAAAGAACACACAACAGAGTATTCCAGACAGGGAACTTGCAATATACTTCTTGTGCTTCTTGTTTGAGAGATCAATACAATGATTTGAAACGAATTTATGACACATACTAATAACGATATAATACAAGTAATATATTCAGGTAGATTTTTTTTTGTAGTTTGCCTGAATTGAATAATCAATAGAAATCAATGGCAGGTACAGGAGGTAAAAGGGAAGGCGCTGGTCGTAAATCTTTAGCAACAGAGATTAAAGGATTTAACCTAGCTGCTCCACACGTTGAAGATGCTTTCAGAGTAATAGCGGAAATAATGATTGACGAGACTAAGAGACCGACAGATCGTATTGCTAGTGCTAAGATACTAATCGAATATGGTTGTGGTAAACCTAAGGAGAAAGTAGAATCTGATATCACAATCAATACAACATCACTAAAAGATTTGATTAACTTTGGTAACACTGAATCCTAAATATAAACCATTCGGAAGTGATAGCAGATATTTTATTATTACTGGTGGTCGTGGTAGTGGGAAGTCTTACAGCATTAATTTGCTACTTCTACTACTTACATATGAAAGTGGGCATACCATTCTATTTACGAGATATACACTTACTTCTGCTCACGTTTCTATTATTCCTGAATTTATTGATAAGATTGATGTACTAGATAAGCATTCAGATTTTCATATAACAAAGGATGAGATTATAAACCTAAGGACGGGAAGTAAGATATTATTTAAGGGTATCAAAACAAGTTCAGGAACTCAGACGGCAAACCTTAAATCTTTGGCTGGTGTTACAACTTGGATACTAGATGAAGCAGAGGAGCTTACAGATGAAGATACATTCGATAAGATTGACTATTCGATACGTTCTAAAGACAAACAGAATAGAGTGATACTTATACTTAATCCAGCAACGAAAGAACATTTTATTTACCAAAAGTTCTTTGAAGCGAAAGGTGTTGAAGCGGGTAGTAATACAATCAAAGGAGATACAACATACATTCACACTACCTACTTAGATAATGCAGAAAACTTATCTGAATCATTCTTAAATCAAATAGAAACGATAAAGGAACGTAGACCTGATAAATATAAACACACTATTCTTGGTGGATGGTTAGACAAAGCAGAAGGAGTTATATTTACCAATTGGAGGATAGGAGAGTTCAACAAAGATAATGGCAGTGTGTTCGGTCAGGATTATGGATTCAGTAACGATCCATCTACATTAATTGAAACGTCAATTGATAGAACTAACAAACGAATATATATTAAAGAACACATACATAAGCAAGGTTTAACTACATCTGAACTTGCACAATTAAATCAACAATTTGCAGGACGTGATTTAATAGTAGGTGACAATTCAGAGCCTAGATTGATAGCAGAACTTAAGGCAAGAGGTTTAAATATAGTGCCTACAATTAAAGGAGCAGATTCAGTCAAATATGGGATAAGTTTAATTCAAGATTATGACTTGATTATTGAAGAAAATTCCGTAAATTTGATAAAGGAATTAAACAACTATTGCTGGCTTGAAAAGAAGAGTGAGACACCAATAGATAAATGGAATCACTGCTTAGATGCAATGAGATATGCGATTAGTTACCAGTTAGCTAATCCAAACAAAGGAAAGTATTCAATTTACTAAATACAAAATATGAAAACAGAAGTTAAAGAAGTAACGTTTCAAGTACCAAACAAGAAACAAATTATTAAGGATGTAACCTTAGACTTAATCGAGAAGTTTAAAGCTGAACATGGAGAGGGATGGAAGTTAGAGATGTACGAAGCTATCGACAACGAGATTATGAAATTTCAGGGATCTTTAGAGTATTGGAAAGCTATTAGAAAGAATATTAAATGAAGTTAGAATTAGTAATACCAACATCGTTAAGTGAGATCCCTTT